CCAAAGTGATATCTGCTTTAGAAGTAGATACTTCAGTGTTTGAAAGGTCAGTTGATTCCGCTGTGTCTGCCGCGATTGTTTGTGTTCCGTAGATAGGCACTTGTAATACCTTACCTGCGTTTGCTGGGACCGTGAAGTTCTTCACAAGTCCTGGCATGATTGAAGTCTCGGATGCCACGAACATCGCCTCTTGGACGATGGGTGATATCAGATCATTCAAACTCGTAGTGTCTGATTCATTAGCCATTTTGCTAATCTCCTTTTGTTAATGTTTAATATCCTGCTTGGGTCTTACGCCATTCAGCATATTGTTTTCTATGTTCTGGATTGTTCATGTCCAGTTTAGTCACATCAACTTTGGAAACACCTGCCGTGCCAGTGTTTGATTTTGAACCACCGCCTGGTTGTCCTGCTTGAACAAAGTGTGGATTGGAGTTTAGGAATTCTGCAACCAACCCATTTATGTCAAGTGGATCACCAGCGTCAGTGTATCTTTGTTGACCCGTTTTTGGATCAACGACTTCAACTTCTCCTGCCTCGGTCATCTTGACATTGTTTCGGACCAATGTTGCCACTTGATTAGGGGATATGGCCCTGCTCTTTGTAGCCGCATCAATCAAAGCATTGTCTACTTTGACCTTTGTCAGTTCTGAAGTCAAATTGTTGATCTTGCCTTGAAACTTCTCGGCGTTCTCTTTCAACAATTTTTCAAACTCTGACTTCTCCTTGGCTTGTGAAATCTTTTGTTCTTCTTCCTTTGCCAAGAATGTCTGGTATTTCTCAACGTCTATACCTTCAAACTTTTTTGTGTATTTGGCTTCTGCTTTTCTTCTTACTTCCGCCGCCACAGCATCAAGTTCTGCCTGTGTATAAACTTTCGCGGGTTGATTGTCCGCTGTGTCCTGGATCGTGTTAGAGACTGGCTCTGCAACCCCAGTGGTTGGTTGAGCGTCTGTCGATGTTTGTTCTTGACTCATCGTAGTCCTCCTATTGTTATGCGTGGCAGGATTACCACTATGTTATTATTTATTAGTAAAACTGATCAAACGAGTCTATGTCCCACTTGTCGTAGTATCCAGACTTCTTAAGTTTTTGTTGTGCTTGTTTCAGTTTTGCCATTCCCTGTATCATTATCAGAGGCGCTTTGCCATAACTGAATGATACACCTTTATGTAGTCCGTTATTGGCAGGATGGTCATACATTATGGCAAACAATGGATTTTGCCTATGTGCTTTTTTGCAGATGTTAGATAATTTTCGTTCTGTTATTTTGTTATCGAAATAAAGGATGACAATGTCCAAATGGAAAATATTAAAAAGGCTACAACAATGATTGATTTGAGATAACACATCTTTCTTTGCCACCGCTATCTGTATCTTGTTATCTTCAAGAGTTTTTTTGGCGAAAGGGCAGACAGGTTGCTGACTAGATTTGTGTGTCTTGATAACAACCTGCCTGATCCACTTCTCAATGTCTTCTTTACTTCCTACGGCCACTTTTTTTACGAGAACCCATAGGAGATCTTCTACCAGACTTTGAGCCTCTTTTATTGTGCTTCTTTCCTCTGTGCATTTGCTTTCTCCTTTTGTCTATGTTTGGTAGGATATATTTCTGGCCTACCTTCATTTCTTGATGGGGCATACAGATCTAACAATTCGAGACCTCTTGCGTGTGCCACTTGTTTCATCCTTACACACGCCTTCCTTGCTCGGCTGGCGTTGGTAAAACTTGGATGCTTCATCAATTTCTCATAATGAGTGAAATAGTCAAGGCAGATCTTTTTTAGTTGTAGATGCCTTGCTGTTTCCTCTGGTTGTCTAAAAATTCTTCTTATCATTTCAGTTCATCAGGTTCAATAGATGTAAATTGTATAGAATGCCAAGGAGCAATACGGCCATGGCTATTCTTATATAGTTCTCCAGTCTGAACGGACTGGGCGGCCATATAAGATTTGTAACCTTTTGCAAACATCTTTGGAGCAACGACTTTAGCAGGTTTCCACTCCTGTCCATTTTTGTAAAATTTTGTGTGTAAGGATTTTTGTCCTTTGCTTTTCTTTACCCCTGCCATTACTATCACTCTCCATTAAAAGTTTCTCTCTATCCATTGATGTAATTCGTATATCATATAAACACAAAATCCTATCCATAGCCAAAATGTAATCATCTCCATGAACGCATACTCCAAAACGCAGGTGACAGATTCTTTTGTCCTTTAACTTTGTCAAGTATGGCACCCATCCTCGCAAGGAAACTTCTTTGCCTTGCTGGAATGTTTTTCTTGATCCTCATCGTTGGATCACCATACCTTACTATCTGCACTCTTTTTGTCCTCTGGTTTCTCACATACACGGCGAACTTCTTGCTTTTGCCAGGAGTCCTGAAAGGTTTGTTAAGTGTGACCTTTCGGCCTTGGTATTCGGCCATTACTTTCTCTTTCTCCTCAAATCAAGATCGTGCTTCCTTGATCCACGCAGGAAACTATTGACTCGGCCCATTGCCCAACTTTGCATGGTTTGGCCAGGCCTGGATCCTGCTCCAAGGAATGCACCTTGTCCACGTCTATACACCTTTGCCAGTGTTGAAAATGTAAACCTTGATCGGCTGGCTTTGTCTTGTAAAGTTTTTCTAGTTGCACCTGTTATTGGTTTACTTTTTGCCAAGTCTCACCCTCCTGTCAATCAATGATTGTGGTATTCGTTTGCCTTGTTTGTATAATCTGCTGATACGATTGACCACGCTGGCAAGTTCTTGCCTGGCTGATCCTTTTATACCTGATAGATATTTTTTAGGTAGTCCCGTTCTCTTGTCCTTGGGGACCCGTCTCTGTTTGACCATTTGCCGCTCCTGTGTTTGTAAAGAAATTGGCTATCTCTGGATGTAGTTCCAATATCTGTTCATTTGTAAGTTTGTCATTTTCAATCATGTCTCTCATATGTTGTATCATACCTGCCGGATCAGTCATTTCAGAATGTATGCCATTGTCTGCCAATTGGTTTTGCATTTCTTCCATTTCATCTTCATCTTTGGCCAGTATCTCAATAAGTTTCTGATCTATAATTGCTTTGACATTTGGAGTTGCTGTTGCTGAATCTCTCTGTGTTTCAGCGGCCTTTTTAAGTATGTCTATATCCAAGTTCTTGTCTCTAATATGGAACGCCATTGGATATTTGATTGATCCGTCCCATGCCTGTCCTTGCCATAAACTGAACAATCTAAATATTTGTTCTTCAGCAAGTTCCAAATTCTTTGCTTTCTCACAAAGTTTTGCATCTAACATTAAAAATTCAGACATCATGGCTACGCCAGACATCTGTCTTGTTTCAACTGCTCTAATGGCTCCAAGGTGTGCCATCCTGTCAATCGCTTTCACCGTTGAGTCCATTGTTTTTAATATTGCTTCAAGATTACCACCTGACGGTTGTAATAGATAAGGTTTCAATGCAGGATCTAATTCGTCCGGCATTGTTATTATTGCACCTGCTCCTGCTGATGCTTGGACGCCGTTTGTTTTGACAAGTGAAGGGTGGTTTGTTAATGATATAAGTTGTTCTGCTTCTGAATTACATTCCATTAGGAACCTTTGTGATTGTGCTATTGAATCTATGTCAGAAACACCTATGCCTCTAATTGGTCCTCTGTTGGCATACACCCAAACAGCAGGCACCTTGCCCAATGTGTTTGGCTTTTCTTCCATCATTGTGAAAGGCTCTTTAACATTGGCAGGATTATAAGACATCAATGTGATTGTGTCTGGTGTCCATTTTCTTAAAAAGAATTCACCTTGCCTTTGGTATGGTCTGTCATCCTGTTCTAATAAAACTAATTCTTCTATCTCATAGTGTCCGTTTTCTTTCCTTACGAACTTCCAATTTAAAATATTTTCTGGTGTGTAGATGACTCCATATGGCCGTATACCCTGTTCCAGTTCAGCGGCCCTTGTGCCCACTTGTATTTCTGGTCTATCCATCAACACCACACAATGTCCATAGATGCTTGATTGAATGTTCACATCTCTCATAAAGTTTTCAAATGTTCTGCCTTCCATGTCAGCATCTTCCAAGAACTGCTCTATCTCTGGTGAACCTTCTAACCAACCAAAATCTCTTTTAGGATTTTGCCTGTAAAGGAAACTTGAATATGTGTGTATTACTGATCTGCAATGATTATCTTCTGCGGCGTGTGCCAATCTTGTTAGGTATTCGCCTTCGCTCTCATAAGCGTATCTTTTTAGGTATAGGCCTCTTTTGTATTCACTGCCACCTAGATAACTTCTCTTTAGGAACTTCCAATGATTAATATAGACGTCATAATCTCTGTGGACTGGTAGTCCTTTTGTCTGTCCTGTCACCGTGCTTAATGTTGGTCCTAATCCGTAAATGTCTACATCTGCCATTATCTCATCACTCCTGTTTTGACACTATATCTTTCTGGAACTGCGTTTTCATAACTGGTTCTGATTGGGTAAAGAAATGATATTTGGTATCCTAATGCATCATTCATATGGTCAAATCCTTGCGTCTTGTCAGGCAACACCGTTCCTTCTTTATATGTGTGTTTGCTAATACTATTTAACAGATTCTTACACTTGGGATGGATGAAGATACCCCTGTGTCCGGATGCCGAACATAGTTTGGCATTGACTGAATTTATCCTGTCTCTGATGGCCATGTGTCTTGGAGGAACCTTGCATCTAAAACCCGC